GCTGGTAGGTTTCGAACCTACAAAGGCTGCGAACTACGTTCATCGCCCCATCCCCATTCTCAACTATGAGTTGAGCGGGAGGTCTGCCTATTCCACTCACAGCCACAACTATATTATATAACCTTAAATGCACTAATGCAAGTTTTTCTTGAGTAAATAACTTCATATTATGCACGAAGACTTTCAAAAGATACCATTCCAAAATATTGTACGTTTTGGACAAAGAACAATGTTGAACCAGCCCCTGTTCTCCACAAGTTGGATACTGGGACGGTTCTGTAATTATTCCTGTTCATATTGTTGGCCCTATGCACGTAGTGACAAGTTAGATCATCAGTCATTAGATGTATACAAGCATACAGTAGACGAGATTAAAAGTCAAGCTCGAGCTAATGGATTTAACCAATTCCATTGGAGCTTCAGTGGCGGCGAACCTACTGCATACAAGCAGTTAAATGATTTAGTAAAACATTTAGATGAAACAGAAAGTACGTACCAAAGTATCCACATGACTACTAACTTGAGTCCAGGATCTAAATGGTGGAACACTTGGTGTAGGAATACTGAGTTGTTACAACGCAGAAGTATAACAGCCAGCTTTCATGATGAGTTTGCCAAAGAGCAAGAGTTTGGCGACAAGTGTTTGCAGTTGATGCACGAGCTTGTTCACGTTACCGTAAACCAAGTTATGGTTCCAGAAAAGTTCAATGATCTCTATGATAGAATGGAACGATTACATAAGCGTGGAATCAATGTAACACTGAAACCAATGAGCGATCCTACCGCCAGCCGTATTGTAGATGGATATACTGAGGACATGATACATAAAATGCAGACAGGATTTCCTCAACGTGCCTTTGGTGAAGAAGTTTACCAAATTGCTCTATACGATGCAGACGATAAAGAATATCTATTTGATCAAGCAGAACGGTTCAATGCTTTTAGCTTTAACAAATTTAAAGATTGGACTTGCAATGCAGGATATCAAAGTGTTATAATAAGAGGTAACGAAGTGAAACGCAGCTACAGTTGTCACGACCAATCATTAGGAACACTGGACCACTTTGAATTATTTAAAAAACCACAACTATGTATTACTCCAAGCTGTGTGAGTTCAGCAGACAGCAAAATACCTAAATGCAAATAGATACAGAACATTTACATCATTGGATGCAGGCTATCCGTCAAAGTCCAGATCCTATGCGCACAATGGATGCCTTCTGGAGCGGCCAAATAAAAAGCAAAGAATGGCTGATTACAAATTTACATAATAATGTAAGCAAATTTGTCAGCATAGATATTCATGGCGGCTGGGTTGGAGTATTAGCCAGTATGTTATTCCAAAGCGATGTACCTGTTACAACTATCCGTAGTGTTGACATTGATCCTACTTGCGAACCTATTGCCGTTAACATGAATAAAATTGAAGAAATGGTTGGTAAGTTTCGTGCTGTTACCGCAGACATGTGCAATCTTCGTAGTGACGCTGACGTTATCATTAATACCAGTTGCGAACATATTACTCAGGATCAATTTGATTTATGGAAAAGCGGGATGCCCGCTAACAGTTTACTAGTGTTACAAAGTAATAATTATGATATCCCCGAGCACGTTCGTACTGCGGCCTCTTTAGAAGAATTTAAAACTCAATGCGGTATCAATGTTATATGGGCCGGCGAGTTAGAATTACCATTGTATAAAAGATTTATGATAATAGGTAAACAATAATGTTTAAGTTTAACGATCTAAAACAAATACATTTAGAAATTTCCAATAACTGCCAAGCATCCTGTCCTATGTGTACACGGAATATTCATGGCGGTCTTGATAATCCGTTGATAACAATCAGTAATTGGTCACTGGATCGTTATAAAACTATCATCAATGAAGAAGTTTTAACTCAAGTTAGTTTAATATATTTTTGCGGAAACTATGGCGACCCACTATTAAACTCTGAGCTGATCGACATGATTAGATACTCTGTAAAAATTAATCCTAATCTAGAAATACGTATTCATACAAATGGTAGCCTTCGAAGTACAGAGTGGTGGAAGGAGTTATATCATGCTCTGCCCGCAAAACATCACGTGGTATTTGCTATTGATGGATTAGAGGATACACATTCACTGTATCGTATTGGTACAGACTTTAACAAAATTATAGAGAATGCTACAGCATTTATACGAGAGGGTGGAAAAGCAGAATGGGCTTATATACGATTTAAACATAACGAACACCAGGTAGATGTTGCTAGACACATGGCTACTGATCTTAAATTTAAAGAATTTGTGATGAAGGACAGTTCTAGATGGTTATTGGATACAAAATTTCCTGTGTTTGATAAACAAGGCGACACTATCTATCATTTAGAGCCGAGTCAATATTCACAGTTAAAATTCATTGACAAGAAAATCTTAGATAATTATAAATCTATTTTAGCAAAGACAGAAATTAATTGTCATGCATTAAATTTAAAAGAAATTTATATCAATGCTCAAGGTCACGTGTTTCCGTGTTGTTGGTTGGCCCAAATTCCTTATCAATCAGAAGATCAAGAAAAAGCAGTACTACCTGTTAGAAGAGAAATATTGCAACAATATTATCAATTGGTAGAATCCTTAGGTGGTATTTCTGCGCTAGACGGGGAACAACGATCAGTTAAAGAAATTATTAATTCTGAACCCTATCAAACAGTATGGGATGATTATTGGCACGATAACAAACTGATTACCTGCGCAAGGTCCTGCGGAGTAATGCCAGAATTATTTTCTACTCCTGCGGATCAATTTATTTCGAGAGAAAATTTAAAAGATGAATAAAGTATTTTGGATGCAGCCTACCGATACCCAAATAGGAAAATGGCAGGACCAAATTAAAGATGTATCTGGTAGTCCTAGTTTTTGTATACTACCTTGGATACATCTAGCGACCCGCCCTAATGGTGACATGCGTATATGCTGTGTAGCTAATGCCAGTGGAGCAGACACTGGGGATTATACCGTTGGGTTAGTTAAAAAAGAAGATGGTCAGCCAGCAAACTTTGCTAACGATCTTCCCACAAGTGCATTTAATAATGATTATATGAAGTCAGTACGTAAGACTATGTTAGAGGGAGCAGTCCCTGCTAGTTGCACTAAATGCTTTGAAGAAGAAGCAGAGGGGATTGCTAGTAAGCGTATTTGGGAAACTGGCACCTGGCACCTAAATGAAAAGATTGACATTAAAGAATTGATTGCTGAAACAGAACTGGACGGTTCAATTCCATATAAACTACAGTACTTAGATTTAAGGTTAGGACATACTTGTAATTTAAAATGTATCATGTGCAGTCCACATGATAGCAGTATGTGGGTTGCCGATCATAAAAAGGTATTTCCTATATTCACTAGTTCTTTGATCAAGAAACAAATGAGTTGGGAAGGGTTAGACTTTAACAACCAGTGGTATGAAAACCCTGCGTTCTGGGCAGAAATTTATGATCAGATACCTAACATTAAACAGTTGTACTTTGCAGGTGGCGAACCTTTATTAATTAAAGAGCATAAAGTATTTTTATTAGAAATCATTGCTCGCGGATATGCTGGCCAGATTAGTCTACGATATAATACAAATGGCATTCTAGTCAATGATGAAATCATAGAGATATGGAGTCAGTTCCGCAAAGTAAAAGTAGGAGTTAGTCTAGACGGCATCGGACCACGAGGGGAATATATACGTTATCCATTAGACTGGAAAGAAGTAGAATCCAACCTAGTTAAGTTAGATAATGCACCAGACAATATACAAACCAACATTGCTATGGCAGTGCAAATACTAAACATCAAACATGTTCCAGATTTTATTAAGTGGAAGGTGCGTATGAAATTTAACAAAGTAAACTTTGACCTAAATGCAGCAGGCCAAGTGATGGGCGGTGGACTGGTAGGCGTACACTTATTATGGATACCAACTTGGTTGAGTCTACGTGTACTGCCTAAAGAAGATAAACTCGAAGTACGAAACTTATTTGCAGAACTACAGCAATGGTTGTGGGACAATTATACACAGGATACAGAATTTTGGGAAGTTAACCCGTACGGTTGGAAACGTTGGGAAGGCATACTAGACTGGATGGACAAAGAAGATCATACTAATTTAATACCAGACTTTAAAGATTATATTACTACAATGGACGCACAGCGAGGAACTGATTTTTCTCAGACTTTTCCAGAATTGAGTCATTTAATAAAATGAAATTTTGTCGTATTAATTTAAGTAAAACTAATTACGAGACAATGGTTCAAGAACACCAATGGCAATATGTCAGCGATCGTCAGTTCTCTAAACTCAACGATATCTACGAAAAATATTGCAGATACAAAAAGTTTGACAGCGTCATGCCTATATTTCCAAATCAATATACCGATGACTCAGTTGACATTGTAGGATATTTTGATAATGGGCAACTGGTAGCCTGGGATATGATTAAAATACATAATGCTAAAAACGCAGAAGCATTACAGTTTGCGTGGGACTATAAAAATCCGGATCTACGATTAGGTATGGAAAGTCTAAAGAATGCCTGTGCTATCTATAAACACAGAGGCTTCGAATATCTATACCTAGGTACCGCAGCAAATTATAAAAAAGAAATTGACGGATATGAAGAATTAGGTCCTGTCTGATCTCCAAGATACCACATCATTATACAGATCGTCTGGCCAATTTTTATAATATCCTGCATCCGTTAGTTGTTTGCTAGCTGCGTTTAGTTTTTCTTTCTGCTGTACTAATATAATATTATATCGGCCGTTGCTGAAATTTAAGTGATGGAATATTTCCGGTATATCTTTATGATCCTCTAAACATACAAATCCCCTAGACAACCAATGGTCATTTAGACGTCTAACATCTAATACAAAATTAGTCGGCTCTACATCTCCACATACGAATCCCACAACGTCATATTCCGTAGACCAATTTTCTAAACACTGTGTAATGTCAACAATATAGTTGTCGGTCTCTATAAATTTTATCCTAGCCTTTCTAGCATAAGGGCACGGGGGCAAGCCGTTGAGTAGAGCCTCTGGTTTACTTAGAAATCCTTCTATCCATGATCTAAGATACGGTTCAAATTCCGTAGTCATTTTGTCCACCACTACGTCTAACATCTAATGTAAGACAATGCCATCCACCGTCCCAAAAAAATCTATGTCGCAATGGACAGTATATTGGTTCGAGGTTATGCTTTTTCAAAACAGAAAATAATTCTTTGCTATTACTGTTTACAACAACGTGTCGATCATCAACTACTAAACAGTTCAAATCAAAAATAGTTTCTTCAACGAAACCGGTCCAATTAGGCAATACTGATTCTACAAATTTAGTAAATTCGTAGTTCTCCTCCTCGCCCGGAACCCACCACTTTCCTCTATTCTGTTCTTTTAAGTCATGAAATTTCCCCACATCTTCCCATCGTGTATCATTGAAATAAATTACTTCCCAGCCTTTAAAATTATGCTCTCGACCTTTGAACCACGGCCCGGCAATAACCACTCCTGGTTTTAACACACTAAAAATACCATCGTTGTGGCCGCCAAGCATTAATTTACTATAATTAAATTGGGGATATCGTTCCATGAGATAGGTTATTGCTTCTTCAGTTTGGTGCAAATCAACTAGACATTTTTTTCCTATCCTGGTTATATTTGGACTACAAAATCCAGACAGTGGAGTATCTAAAAGTAGTTTATTTTTTTCGTCTTGAGATAGTAGATCGTAGTTTATATCCAGCCCTTTAATTTCTATGTATTCTTTAAAATTGTCTTCAGTACGTCGGAATTGTTTTTCTCCGTTATACAAAGTTAAATCTATTTGTTCGGACCCAAACCATTCCTGAAATTTCTTAACGTATCCGTCTACCTCAAACGTTTTATCTGTGATTAAGATCTTATTTCCCATTACAACAGAGTCGTCGCGAACCTGTAACGGGTGAATTGGAATTAATGCATCCCTTACTATGTGTGAACTTTCGCTAGCGTGACCAATCCTGCCATTAACATCTGCATAATCCAATATGCTGTTATGGTATCCCAATTCCGTAGGAGATGCTTGAAATACTTCTATGTTATGAGATTTCATCTGTTCTTTAAAATATTCGATATCCTCGGTAGTTTCATCGCATATTTTTTTAAGAACATCGCATATTTTCTTATTTTTCACACCGTCAAAGAAACTGCTGTCGTAGGTGCTTCCTACAACCACGGCTTCTAAAGGTTGAAACTCATCCCAACTATTAATTTTAATTTTTTTCATCTGGCCAATCTCTATAATATGCATGTTGGATGTTGCCCCCAACAAATTGATTAAAGCTACGGTGCTTATCTTCTAGCTCACCTTCTAATGGAGCCACACGCTGGAACGCTGTTTCTAACTGTGCCATATTATTAAACTCCATCATAATATGCCACTCTGGAATATCCATACTACGGAATCCCATTTTGCATCTAGTAATTCGATACCGTACCATCTTATCTTCATTTACTAAGTGATCGAGAAACGACTTCATATTAGTAACCCATTCTGAATCGCTAATGTCGCCTTCTTTATCTGCCCATACGTGATATATATCCATCAGATATTTAATCTCCTTTAATTTTTGTTAGAGGAATATCGGCAGCACAGGTACACCAGTCTCTAGTACATACAATTGGGTTTGTAGGTACTACAAAACTCCCTGTGTAAATATTACCTAAACTGCCGCCTACTCGACAAGTAGCACGATGCACCTCGCCGTCCCAGTTAATCATTAAACTCTCAATGCCTGCATTACAGGTCCAATTTTTAAATTGATTTTGATGTAATTTAATAACATCGTTGCTATGCATAACTTCACCGTCGTCGATTCGACAGTTTGGTTTAACAGTAGCATCGTGATCTAATATCCATTGTAAGTCTTTTCCTTCATATCTTAAATCGTCAAAAACGTTATGATCACCTTCGGTCCAACGTATTCTACGTACAGCATATTTGATTCCGATCTCTTGAAACTTTTTAACTACAGTTCTTACATGATCCATTTTATCGTGATGCGCCATAACATTAACAAAAAAATCTCGTTCTGTGCTGTCATAAAATTTTAAAATAGTATCAACTACTCTGGTCCAGTCGTGTTCGAAGTGTAGACTAAACACAAGATGATTAAAAAATATTTCATTATCTAAATACCAGCGATACCCTCGGGTACCATTAGTTGTTAGATTGACCCAAAATATATCCTTGCGTTTAAAGTATTCAAGGAGATCTTCAATGTCCGGATGTACACATGGTTCTCCGCCAGTTAAACTAATGCGTAACGGCTTACCTATTTCACATAGTTTATCAACAGTTGCTTCTAGTGCGGCAATATCCGTGTGCGGACTAAAGTTATCGTGTATGCTACTAGGACAGTATGTACAATCGTAGTTACACCGTTTACCAAGATTCCATTCTATTTTAATTTGATCTTGATGTGGCCAAGCAGAAGTTACTTTATACATAATTTTTAAACTCAGGAGTTACTTCTAAAAAACTTTGACTGCGTGATTTATCTAATCTACGATTAAACTCTACACAGTCTGACCACTTCTCGCTTTGATCCCGTGCTTGCAAATAGTTAATGTTATCTTGTATTTGCCCAAGTGTGTACTCTAAAAGTTGTGGATGTTGTTTAACTAATTTAAAATCCTTAACTCTCTTATGTACAGCAATTAGTTTGTCTATTGCTAACATTCTTAGATCACTAGGCAATACCTGTGCTGATAACAGTTTTGGGTATTCAACGCGATGTGTATGGAACACAATGCCTAGGTCGTCTAGAAAGTATTCGATTATCTTATCTAGAATAAGAACATTACTAACTTGCACCGTAACAGCGCCAACTATACGACTAATATTTGGAATGGTCTGTATCTGTTTAATATTATTAATTAGTTCTGCCCAGCTGGCATTGCCTCGAATATATTCATAACTATCGCCAATACCATCTATGCTCACGTTAACCGCCACTGACTTGAACTTAGGCCAGTATTCCCAAACAGTTCGATCGCTTTTACCCAGCATGGTCAAATTGGTAGCATACTTAATTTCAATCTGATCACCGTAAGGCGCAAGCATGTCTAATATGCGATAGTGCTGTGGATCCATTAACGGTTCACCACCAGCAAACTCTACACGACGGAAGTGTGGTAATAGCTTTTCTAAACTAGCCCACCATTCCGGATTGTCTTGAAACTTGTCAAGATGCGGCTTAGTTTCTAAGTTGTGTTCTTCTACAATAGCATACATGATATTGCCTTCTGCTTTGTAAAAGTCTTTTACTTCACTCCAGTCATTCCAACTCGTACTATCCATCGGATGGCACATACGACATTTTAAATTGCATAAATTGTTTAGTTTGAGCTCCATTGTGGGAATCTCAAAAGGCATAGTAAAGTCGTGACGCATTTTTTTCAATGCATCTGGATACAAATTTATTCTTGCTTCTGGAATTTTTCCTGCAATATGTCGCTGGCGCAGACTTTCAACACCTTGATCTTCTAGACTAAAACAAGGTTCGCATTCAACGGGGCGTTCACCTATTAATACCTGTCGACGAATCCGCTGCATTACCTCACTATTCCAATGATACTCTAATGGTGCATCTTGTATAAAACCGATAGGATGGCTTCGACAACAAGCACAGATAGCACCGTCTTCTCTAGTTGCTAGTCCTGTAAAAGGATGCATACAAAATGTTTTACTTTGGTGCATTGATTATCTCGTATAATTTTTTAGCCGCGTTGCTGTGACTTACGTGGCCAGGGTGACTATTGTCTAGTGCTTTGTCAACCATTGTTAAAATGTCTTCATTTATATAAGTTGTAGGAGTCAATATAAAATTTGGCATCACTTCATACCAAGCCCACGAAGTAGAAAAATGATGTTGTTGAATATTTTTTGTTTTTAAAAAACATTCAGCATGGTGTATATGAAGTCCTGTTCTTACAGATAGATCATAGTTATTATGAACATCTGCCCATTTTTCAATAAATTTTGTATCTTTGTGCCAAGCATTTACTTGTATAGAAGTATCCATGCCTAACAGATTTTTTCTAAAAATATAGTCTCTTTGAGGATAGGTCCATCCGACAATTACTATGTCAGTTTGCTGAAATTCAAAGTTTAAAATATCTTTTAATATTTGTATATTGCTGTGTCCCGGAACAGCAGTATTAACGACACGGTATCCTAGCATATCTCCCAGTACTTTGGGCCATGCACGATCACTGGGATAGGTATCAGTTGGATCTAACCAATGTCCAAAGGTTAAGCTATCTCCAAAAGCTATTAATCTAGTCATTTTTATCGATTGCCCATTTTCTTTCTTTGCACCAGAAACACACGCCACACGTTGGAACTACCTGTCCTTTTACGTATGTTTTATAATTAATAGTTTCGAATTCGCCTTCACAACTGCGTGTAGTATTTAGAAGGTCTTTGATTTCTAATCGATTGTACTGTTTAATAATCCAATCCTTTTCAACAAATCTAAAAGGATGTATAGCATATCTACCCATGTGTATCATTAGCGTTAAATGCTGATTTGCTTCTGTGGGTTCTATGTTCCTCTCAGTCATGCCGCCCAAGTCTATTCCCCTAGGGTTTCGAGTAACAGCATTATAATATGCTTCACAATCTTCATGGTAACAAATGTATTCTGCATAAGACCGTTGCTGAATATTATCACCACTTACGTTTTTGTCATACTCGTCTACAATGCTAGGGCCAATGTTTCCGTACTCGATGTCGGGTGCAATAAAATTAGTATGTCTTTTAAATTTAATTTTAGGAAATTTATTTGTTAACCAGTTGTATACATTTAAACTATCTTGTTGTTGCCACGGACGAGTTTTCCACATACGGGTATGACTAATAATATGTACCGTAGCATCATTTGTAATTAACCCGCATATTAAATATGCTAACAACGCAGAGTCTGCCCCTCCACTGATACTAATAGCAATATTTTCCCAATGTTTTTCAAAGGGTATATCGACGCCATCTACATTATGTAATTTCATTTTCTAAATACCTTATCAACGGACTTACACCCACAGGCTGATCATTTCGCAATGCCAAGTAAATGCTCTTAGTGGGCGTAAGGTTAAAGTCCTTACACACTTTGTAATATCGGTCGCCGTGTGTATTCCACAGATAGTCGGGTTCTAAATTACGAATAAAATGTAGTCCAATCATAACTAACGCACGATTGTTCATACGGAAGTCATTCATTATTGTAACACTATCTGCCTTAGGTTGTCTAGTCCAGCGTAAGCCTATCCTATTCCAGCCAAGACCAAGACCTTTACTTAAACTTATCCCAACAGACTTAATAGATAAATGACTAACGTCAAATGTAATATCCCGGCAACAACTAATCCAAGCACCGTCAATATGTACTGCAATGTTTTTAATTTTACATTCATGCAAAATCTCCTCCATATCTTGATGTGGAGCACCAATGCTAGGGAACGGCATTGCTATAATTAAAGGAATATCCGGAATCAGTGAGCCCACATCTTTAACATACGCTAATCCTAATCTTTCGTGGTATCTATAATCGTTACGTAATACTTGTACAGGACCTTGCATATAAAGATCATCGATGAATTGCGTACATCCGTTTATAATATCTATACGGTCAAACTGATCAAAACCTGTCAGACGATTCAACTTAGAGTTAAAAATCCAATTTGTTGTTTCGTGTTTAAAATTAGTATAAACACTATCAGTAATGTCAGAATCCAATTTACCAGTTAATACATCTTGTATTAATTGTTCAATTTTTAAATCCGACAGCGGACTAGGACGTTCTACTTCGAGGTAGTCGATTGAATATTCCTGTGCAATTCGTATGCGGTTCATGAAATATTTACCCTTTTAAGTGCGCACATAAATATTTCTATGCTATCCCCAACTAACTATACAGTCAATACATCTTTGTTTCAAGAGGCATGTAATCAATTGCCCAAAGGTAATATGAAAACAATTATTAATCAACCAACTGGTAATTTTTTCTATGATCCGTGGATTATCAAAGACGAATATAAAGGTACCGTTTGGGAAAAATTATATGACTCATTGCCGGTGAGTAGAGGTGAGGCTAGAATAATAATTCTAGACCCGGCGCATTGTTATCAAACTCATGCAGACATCGACGATCGGTACCATCTTAACATACTAGGTGAAGCATGTTATCTTATAGATTTAGTTAGAGAACAAATGTTTCTCTTAGAACAAGACGGAGTGTGGTACGATATGGATGCCAGCTTTTTACATACTGCTACTAACTTTGGTAGACGAGCTAGAGTACAACTGGTAGTTAGAAAATTATTAAAAAATAACAAGTTAAAAAACCCAATAGAGGTATCGTTGTCTACAACGATAGAAAATACCGACGATGCTAGATTTGTGTTTGATAATACATTAAGCCCCTGGTTTAACGAAGCGAACAAATTAGGCTTTATAAACAATTTTGATCATTCTCCTACTTCAATAAAATTTAGTATTGAACAAGACAAAATAGATTCATTTAAACGTATGCTGCCATCGGAATTTAAGGTTATATGAATCACGTATTATTCTTTTCATTAACAGGTAAGCGTTGGGAGAGAGCATTATGGTCGCATCGTGTGGCAACATTTTTACGAATGAACGATTGGGACGCAGAAGTTGTAGACTTTACAGCATTCTGGAAACTAGAAGAACTACAAGAGTTTGTACGTAGTAGGGCAACAGATAAAACAGTTATGTTTTGCTTTGGCACAGCATTTTTAAATCCATGGAGTCCGTACTTAAACGAATTCATCACATGGCTTAAACAAGCATATCCTACTATTCCAGTTGTGGTAGGCGGGAATAATGCTATGGTTACTCCAGCAGAAGGAGTAGACTATTGGGTAGATAGCTACGGTGAGAACGCAGTCCTAGCTCTATGCCAGCATCTCATCGGTACATTAGGCGCACCATTGTTAACCGACTCTGCATTCTTTGGCAGTAAAAAAGTTATACGAGGATTACATCACTATCCCAGTGCGCCATTAGACAGCTATCTAGTAGATTACGAAGTAAGAGATTTTATGATGTCATATGAATGTCCACAGATCGAAACAGCACGTGGCTGTATGTTCAGTTGCAGTTATTGTAACTTTCCTATCATAGGGCAAGCAAAGGATGTAAGTGTAAGTAAAGAAGAATTTAAACGTCAAATGCAAACAGGTTATGAGAAATGGGGCATTAAGAACTGGCGTGTAATGGACGAAACATTTAATGACCGTCCTGAGAAGTTACAGAAGTATGCAGATGCTGTAGATGAACTAGACTATAATCCCTGGATATGTGGGTTTGCTCGTGGTGACTTAGTAGTCAAACATCGAGAGTATTGGGACACTTATATTAGATTAGGCTTCCTCGGTCATAGTATGGGCATTGAAACGTTTAATCATGCCGCTGGTAAACTTGTACGTAAGGGAATGGATCCTGAAAAACTACAAGAAGGCCTGTTAGACTTTCAAGCATATACAGATATTCATGCTCCCAATCTCTATAGAGCAAATATACAGTTAATATGCGGTATACCCGGTGAAACTAAAACATCGTGGCACGAATCTTTAGATTGGTTAAACACTAAATGGAATAGACAAAGCGCCAGCGCACACATTTTAGAAATAGGAGACTATGACGATAGTCTTACAAACCAAAGTCGATTTACTAAAGAACTTAAAGATAACGGGTTAATTAAATTAGAAGCTAGACAAAATCCAGGCTATGTAGTAACTAAAGATACTACAGGCAATGTGGTATTTCAATCTACAACTCCACGTGGCGGCGGCGTAGGCAGTACCAGGAATGATATTGTCATATGGAAACATGATAATATGGATTGGTATCAAGCGGAAACTCTTGTACAGGAATTTTACAGCAATAACGGATTTATTGGACTGAGAGGGTGTAACCCGTTCCTCTCAGATAGATTATTTGTTTATTATGAAACAAACAGCTATCAAGACATATACGATAAAAAAGTGTCTGATTTAGATACAGACGATTTAAAATTTAAACAGTTTGTACAGAAATATATTGATAAAAAATTAAGTTGGGAAAAATAAATGGATACTACAAATTGGAAGTGTTATTATAAAATGTCTATGACTGGTGAGCTGACAGAATCTAATCTACTCTATACTCCCACAGTCAACCCAGAGGGTACTGTAATGTGTATGCACTACGGTAACGATGCTGTATACAGAAAAAATGTACCAATACTGTCAGAGGAGTTAATTGATTGGTTTTTTGAACGAGAAGTAAAATTCTTAAAAGAATTATCTTACTTGGATTCGACGCCTGAAATTTATGAAATAGATTACACGAACCGTAAAATTTTTATCGAATGGAATACCGAAACATTATCTCAAATAGTAAACGACTCTAATAGAAGTTTAGATAATGAACTGCCTAACTGGCGAGAACAGATTAAAAATATGTTGGTTAATTTTAAAAAACACGAATGTTACAAGATGTCTTTATACCCTCATTGTTTTTATATTTCCAAAGACGGTACATTAAAAACTATTGATTATTATTCAGTTGTTCCTTACAGCGAACGTTTTATAGAAAGAAAAATCATCGAAGGTATTATTGGAACTGAAGGAGCATATAGATTTGATCACTCTACAGATTCTGGCCAAATTGATTTTAAAAAGTTTTTTGAAATTACATTAAATCAGCATCTTACTTTATACTGGCCTGACTCGCCATTTGCTAACCTATTTAAAGAGATACACTCACATGATTAATTGGTTAGAAATTGTTAACAATCTTAAAGACGGCCAAGTAGTCACAGTGAATCCCGAACGATGGAATATGGACAATCCAAAGTATAAAGAAATGGTCGAACTGTGGGAGTCTAATAATTTTAATACAGCCAGTGTTAGATGGATAAACTATTACGATACCAAAGAGATAGAAACAAAAATTGCAGAAGAAGTAAGTATTACACCTTTGCGCAGTTGGATCAGCTGCGTCGAGCCGGGATACATGACTGGGTATCATTATGACATCGACGATAACGAACAAGAATATTTAAAACACGGTTTATTAAAACGTTATACTGTGTTTATCAGTGAACCAGCTATCGGCCATGTTTTTATATTAGGCAAAGAATATTTTGTTAACAATCCCGTAGGTACTATAATTAAATGGGGTAACTATAAAGAATGGCATTGCGGAATGAACGGTGGACTATCTAACAAGTATATGTTTCACGTTATAGGATATTAAATGTTTTCATTTGAACAGTTAAGTACTATACAAGTTGAAATAACAAATAGATGCCAGGCTAGTTGCCCTATGTGCCTTAGGAATATACACGGCGGGATTGATAATCCTAATTTAATATCAGCAGATTGGACCCTAGAACAATTTCAAAACATATTCACTGACGAAGTTCTAGCGCAGATAAGTTGTGTTAACTTTTGCGGTGACTTTGGGGATCCTATTATTAACGCAAACTTAATAGATATGTGTCAGTATGTATGTGATAAAAAATCCAACATGATAATAATACTGAATACTAATGGTTCGGCCCATAATGAACAGTGGTGGGTATCGCTTGCAACAGCGTTACCTAAAAATCATAAAGTAATATTTGCATTGGACGGTTTACAAGATACGCATAGTCTCTACAGAATTGGAACTAATTATGATATGATTATTAGAAATGCCAAGGCATTTATTGATGCCGGTGGCGTTGCTGAGTGGATGTTTATACGCTTTAAACATAACGAACACGAAGTTGAAATAGCAAGAACTCTTTCTAAAGAGTTAGGGTTTGCAGCTTTTAATACAAAGGATAGTAAACGATTTGGCAAGAAGTATCCTGTGCTTAACAAACAAGGAGTAATTGATTATTATCTAGAACCACCCAGTCAAAGTAGAATTAAACCGGTAGAATTTTTAGATCTTAAAGATTATAAAGAATGGCAAAATGATGTTAGTTGTTTTGCTGTAGAATCTAAAGAGCTATATATAGATGCTAACGGGTATCTCATGCCGTGCTGTTTAATTGGCTCATTCTTATATGCTAATTACGATGTTGATTTATATCGAAAATACGGAGTTATAGATGAAACTAGTATCACTGGTATTGCTAGAGAAGTACAACTAGAGGTATTTTCTATTATTCAAGAATTTGGTGGACTGGAATCCTTAGATTCCAATGTATATTCCATCAAGGATATTATGAGTACAGAAGTTTGGCAAACGCTAATTCATAAAAAATGGGATAACAACTCTTCATCCACGTGCAAAATACTTTGCGGTAATGCAGGACCGTTCATCTCAATTGACGAACAAATTAATCGTACATCGTAATTTGTAAAGTATATCTAGTATTATATCCAATATTAGCAGGACCATGTACGGTCATCGGATTATTCCATTCAAATACATCACCCGCTTTATAATTTGCAGCAACCTTATCATCATATACAAAGATGTGTCCGGGTTCCCAATCTTGTAAGAACATTGTATAACGTACAGGATCGCTGACTTCAGTTAATTGGGGATCAATATGCATAGCCTGGAACTCACCAGGATACAACATTACAAACCACCAATTTACATTAGTTCGTTTTTCAGGTAAGTCCGGTAGACTAAATTTGAAATCTTGCATTTCTTTTGAAGAAGGATTCATTTGATGAAAGAAATGTTTATTACTTGAATATCCCGGTCTTGCCATTTCTTTAAATTTTTCCAAGGTAGGATTACCTGACCATCGATCGGGTTGCCACACCGGAGTCTTATCTCCCTGACAAGATGTTAGATGTTCTAATATTTTTTCTGATTTAATCCAATCGCTACAATTTCTAATGTATTTCATTAATAATATCCCGTTAGTCTTTTTGTAAAACCCAGTTTAAGTCATCTAATCTTTGAATAATGTAGTCAGCATAAATTTTATGACACACACTACTAGGATGCATGTTATCTCTTGCACCAGTATCGTTCACTGGAAATAGCGGTAGCAACTGTTCGTTGCCTACAAGATTTTTTAAAATTTCATGCATATAGGGGCACCAAGAAGAGTACAATATTTTTTTACCTCTCAGTTCGGCTTTCATCCATTGGATAGCATCACAAGCATACATATCAAAATCGTCTTGCGTTAGAATATTATATAGAGATTTATATTCGGGAAGATTTTGCTGGTCTGGCAAGAGATCAGTTAACATACCTACATCGTGTTCAATGAACGCAAATCTAGTAGACGGTGGAAGTGTGATAACAATAATGTCAAAATCTATTAAATTTGACGACGCTGAAATTATCTTTGCTACACGTTGAATACTGGCTCCGGTTGTTCCAAAATTTAACGACGTTATCTTATCAGTATAATGCTGTTCTACTACCGATGAAAAAATGTCATGTTCAACCACTCCTTGCCCTAAGGTTATACTACATCCAAAGAATCCTAGTTTTATAACATCCGAATTCAAATCCCATTTTCCTCTAAATCCAGAAGTGTTTATTTCATAATTCCAGTCATGTAATGTTGGGTTTAATTTTATATTAGCTTCAGAAGAATACTTTTCGTCTTCGTCCATAAATTTTACACTTACACTGTCAGTTAATTCAACGTTAGGATAATACGTATTAAGATTGCCGAACCAACTTAAATCTTTGAGATGTGTTGAACTACTGGGGTATAAAATTTTAGGATGTTTCATATATCTTCTAGACTATACCATTCCTGCCATGTTAATGGTTTAGGAGTATTGTTAACTTTTTTAAATTTTAATATGGATCTTTTCATATGTTGCTCAACGTCGCGGCTTACGCCATATCCGTACTCATCTGGGTATTTTTGTTTTACTGATTCATAAGTATCAAGTGATAACTCAAATCCTAGTGTAGAAAATATTTCTTTAAAAAATCCAGTGCTAGGAACCGGACTAGGCCAACGGTCGTCTAGAATATATTCCACAAATGGTTGTTCATATTCAATATAATTTGTAATACGTTGAATCTCTAATTTTTGTTCCTCGGTTAAATCAACTGTTCTTAAAAGTTCTAGCAACTTGTATGCTGATTTATTAATAGGTACTCCTGATTCTATTACAACATTATTTGTAATTTTAGATATATTTTGCAAAAGAGTAGCTTGATCTTGAATACCTTGGATTGTCCTACTAATAATTACAATATCAAATATTCTTTGTTCCTTTACACAATCTTTTACATAATCTTCTAAGTCCATAGTAACAATTGTAAAGTCTGGATAACAGAGTCTTGCATGATTATTATCGTACTTGTCAATGTCAACTCCTGTATATTCAGCTGCTCCATGTAACATACAGTATTCACCAAGCCATGCTGTCTGACTTCCAAGATCTAATACTTTTGCATTTTTAAGTTCATCCGAATGTACCCATTCTTGATACACTAGATTGTGATTTTCTTCAAAAAAATTGTTCACGTTAATAATTCTCTATGTGGTCAATACCTAGTTTCTTACGAAACTCTTCGGTAAACTTGCCATCGATACGCAGGCTGTAACTCTGTTCCATGATACGTTCACCACCATGCCAGTCTACATCGTTCCACCATGCAGCTCTAGTGTTAAGATATGTTTTATCTTTAGTTTCTGGATCCCACAAGTACATGGCTTTCTTAGTGTTAGGACGAACATGTATAAACTCGTTGCGATGTGGTTTGACTACATTAATACCGTTGTTAGCATCTAAGTCACGATGTTCGAACGGAATTCCATCTGCTTCGCAGTGAAAGAATATAACACGGCCAACATCTTCAAACACTGTACCTACTAGACTTTCAACCCACTTAACTACTGTGGGGAAGTATTCTGCTTCAGGTGTTAGACTACGTTTAGCAGTTCTATCATCCCACGATCCTTCTTCCCACAAATAATAGTAAATGTATGGATCATATGCACCCATAGCCATTTTTAAGAAACGTGTAAACACATTACGTTCTTGGAAATTTTTAAAATCTTTTGGCATTAATTTCATACCGTTTTGTTTAATAGGATCACTGTCGGGCAATGCCATAAACTCTTCCATTGCTTGATATATAGGTTTCCAACTGACTTTGTAGCTCATGTTATCAAACGTAAATCCCGGTGACATCCATGTTCCTTCTTTAGCATGCTCACGTGCTAGAGCAAAGCCTGTTAGGATTTCTGGCTGCATTTTTTCAAATGATTCCATATCCACATATTGTTCCATGTCGTAATATGTTTTATTGTTTATTCCGTGCATCATATTTTCTCTGATATTTTTCAGGTACATTATCGTATAAAGGTAAGTTTTTATTTATTGCGCCATCTCTCAAAATAACTTGATGTACTAAGGAGCTTATTGGTTTGCCTGGTAACATATCAGCCCATGATTCAGTTTGATCTTCTTCGAGGTCTATTGTGCGTACATCAGGCCACTGAATAATTTTAACTAATATGCCGTTGATACGCAACGGATAATGTACCCTAATCCCCCAATCTGGATCATATTCGTGTGTCCATCCTTTTTTGTTACATATTGCAATAACTTTTTCTAATAGCTCTGACAAGTATACCTTTTCTTCTCCGGGATGTCGACCGATATCTGTACCAACACGTATTCGATACTGTTGACAAATTCTTTCACCAAACTCTTGTATTTCTTCTAAACAATATTCAAGCTGTGCTATAGTTTCAAGGGTATAACTAACATTTTTAATTTTCATACCTAGCTTTAAACAATTTTCGATACCTTCAATTTGTTTCTTTCTAACAGTTGCACCTTGGTAGTCAGGGTGATTTAATCCGATAGTCCACATCACATTTTTCATATCTGCAAACTGTTTAGCATAATCGTAGTCTGATAGATAAACGCCATTAGTTAGAACCATAATTGCACGTGGCTTGCCAGGCAATGATTGTATGGCATTGCATAGTTCCGGAAGGTCTTTTCTCACAGTGGGCTCTGCGCCCATCAACGCAACATTGTATCCGTCATCATCCCATGATTTAACTATTTCAAGAATATGGTCCATCGACGGATCTTTACTCATGTTATCTGGAATTTGATAACAATGGGGGCAACTTAAATTACATTTGTTAGTAATATCTAAACAGTATGTTGTATTGCTAGGTCTTGGATATTTATAGTTAATATAGAAATCAGCGTTAGGCTCTACAAGATGCTCTGAATAGCCATGCCATTTACAAGTCTTTCCTAGCCATATTGATCCGGTTCGTTCAAAGCGAACAGCCGGAACGTGTCTATAGCAATGTTCGCATATTGAAACAGTGTCTACTTTATACACTATAATCTTGTTCCGGATAATAAAGGGCCGCACGATGTAGAACTCTAGTTTCTAAGTCAACAAACTTCCAACGTTTATGTATGCCATGCCATTGATCACCTAGTACAATATCGCCATCTTCCCAGTGGTGATGATAGATATATTTTTCTTGGGTAGTATATTCTCCAAGCCATTTAATTAGTTCTTCTGCTTCATCTTGTGGGACGTCTACAAATCCTCTAACTTGCAAGTATGGAAAATACAAACCTTCAACTCCTGTTAATGGGCTTGTATACACTAGCGGGTGATTGAATTTCTCATTGCGATTCTCGTCGTCCCTAGCAAAAATAGGAGTACCGTCATGACGTACACCACCAGTGATAATCAACTGATAATCTCTAATCTTATCTCTAAATATTTTAGGCAGTTCTTTCCAAGTTAAAACATTGTTGTTATAACTAGTGGTAGATCCTTTGGTTCCTTTAATGCCGTGTAACCAGATAATCGGTTCACGAATCTTACGCCAAGTAACATTAGCATGCCAATCAAAATCTTCAGGGTTTGCTCCAATTCCAGTTTTACCGTTTTCATTCTTTTCTGCTGTTACTCTACAGATCAAGCCGTCGGGGTCAACCGCAGTATCTACAAAATTTTGATCTGCTGGGTTGAATAACGGGGATGGATCCTTGAACATGTGTAGAATTTCAAGTTGTCTCTCTACACTTAATTGTTTTTGATTTTTGAGCACAACTAGCGTATGTCTACTGATTAATTTACAAATAAAATTTATATTTTCCTGAGTAGCATACTCCATATCAAAATCATCAATAATTACTGTCCACCCATTTTCAGCTAATTTGTAGTTCATTCTATTACTCCATATTCGTTAACGTCCAACTATTTATAGCATAAATTAATGTATAGAGGGGAATTTAGAGTGACAGATTTTGATTACTATTACAATAATGTTCCAGGGCACGGGCCGTGCAGGAATAATTTAATATATACTAGCCTCATATCAGTTGATAAAAAAACTTTTGTTCAGTGGTATCATAATGATACTGAATATCACAAGGGCCAAAATCAAGTTGTAGATCCTATCAAAATGGAAGAAAAGTGGCTGAGAGAAATTAATTATATTACTCAGATGCGCAATGTATACCCTGATCTAGTTCCTATCATTCAAAACATTGATCTTGCTGCACGTAAGATATATTTGAAAATAGATGGACCGGACTTCTGGGAACAGGCAAAATGTGATCAGGCAAACTATGATAGTGTACTGCCCGATTGGCAAGATCAGATGATCAATATTATTAAAGCGCACAAGAGTTTGGGATTTCACAAGTATAGTATGCACCCTAGCAGCTATTTTGTTGTAGACGGCAAGCTAAAAAGTATTAATTATTTTTTTACATACAAAGACCACGAACCACAAATTAGTATTGCTGATGTTGAAAGTCACATATACTCTACAAGACAAGACGAGATGCGCAAAAATATAGAACAACTAGGCATCAAATGGGACGAGCCGCAACCTTGGGAATTGTTTGATATGTTATGTTGGGAAAGTTTTAAAACCAACTATCCAGCAGAATTTATCGAGAAGGCTAAATGTACAAAATAGTGCCCTGGACAGAATCATTAGACCTATCAGATTTTTATAGGCTGGCACAGGCCAAGGGATTCGTAAATAACTCTAGTCAAAAAATGCTTGTTGATTGTTTTCGTAAAGAACAAGAGTGGCAAGTTTGGATTCTATATTATAACAATGTAGCTGTTGGTAGTGTAGCCGCACATAGCTTTCCTGAAATGGGTGATGATGCATATCGTGTCGCTGCTCGTACATGTGTGTTTACCGACTTATTACCTACTAATAGCCTTAGGACAAAAAATCAAATTGTAACACATCAACATGTTACCAGTCAATTTTTAATACCGGCGTGTATTGAATGGGCACCTAAAGGTAGTAGATTGTACATCACTAGCAATGAAAATGATGCCGGAACTCAGAGACTAGTACACAGAATTTTTGGGCCAGCAATGGAAGCTACTGGTCAAATGAAGAAGATTAAAGATATCTTTTACAGAGGCACTGATCAAACAGTGTGGGAAATATTTCCTGTCAGATTTTATGAGGAATTAAATAAGCACTCAAGATGGTAAATTTAGATTATATTAATATTGATGGAATACCTATTGGCATATACAAAGCTGGCCCTATTGGTGTAGGTATAAGCGGCGGCGCTGATAGCGCAATTCTTTTATACATTTTAATGTCTAACGTAAAGAAGCCTATACACATTTATAATATGTGGACGACTTACAGACAGAATGTATTTGGAAAATATGTAGATGCTGTTATTGAAACTTGTTCAAAGTTAACCGGTAACACTAATTATATTGTTCACAAAATTCAATCAGAACCCGATGAGTCTGTTGAATTTTATTTCAATATGCTTACTGATGCATTAGACAGAAAAGAAATCGATATAGTATACTTGGGTATAACGGTATTCCCTCCTAGAGAAGTTTACTTAACATTCACTAGTCAACAACCGGAATGGCATAACGATTTTAGAAGTGGGGAAACAAATCACCCGTTGTTTGGTTTAAATGTACCTGTTGATAAAGCAGAGAATTTTAGTCAAGTGCCATTAACAATCAATGGCGAGCCTATAGATGAGTTAACGCTAGATACTCGTGCATACATACCGTTGTTTAATCATAATAAAAAAGACATAGCTAAATTGTATAGACATTTTGGCTTAGAGCAAACACTATTACCTGTTACTCGTAGTTGCGAAAATGATAGTCATCCAGATAGTCATTGTGGCACATGTTGGTGGTGTCATGAACGGGTCTGGGCATTTGGTACCCTTGGAGAATAAATGGATTACATTGTTAAAAAACAAAAGAAAATTGCTTACTGTATTCTAGATAACATTAGCAACCAAGCTAGCACAACATCACAGGAAATAGCAAGAAATCTAAGTGATTTCTTAATATCTTCTATTATTGAAAATAGCAATGATATTTTTATTGATGGATCTTCGGATGCACTGTTGCAAAGAGTAGCTATCGATGAATATTATACTCATGCAGTTATACTAATTACAGGAACCCATTTAGGGTTATCAACAAGATTGTTTGATGCTATAGAAACTAAATGCCAAGAACATTTTTCTATTGCTGGACATATATTAGACCGCAGTAAATTCAATGGATACTACGAAATACATGATCAGTTTTTTATCGTTAATATGGCAGAGTATCGTAGACTAGACATGCCTGACATGGGGCAGACCGAATGGAAAACTGAACACACTAAATTAGAACCAATTAGAAGTATGGAAGTTGTAGCGGAAGATGATGAGATTCCAGTATGGATAAAGAAAGGCAATACTAAAAAGATATATCAACATAAGATGCATGGTTGGAACTTTATTGACTATGGGTTAGAACACGGTGCAGTATTCTGCGATGTAGGCGACACTATACGCAATAATAAGAAGTACTTATATTTTGAACATGATCATGTATTCTATAGACACTTACCAGAATTGTTTAACTATTCATTAATTTGTAACAACATGGTAACTCCGTGGAACAGCGATGTTCTTCCAAAATCTTTAGATATTGGAGCACCGGTTGATCATTATATTTCTACAGGCACAGGCCTCAATTGGATTCATAATTTATTAAAACTAAAGTATCATAAAAATACTAAAGTAACGTTTATGGATATAAGCTATGCCGTATTAAGTTTCATGCAGATAATGATCAATGAATGGGACGGAGTAGATTATGCAACTTTTTATATGAAGCATTTAAAGTTTGTTCCGGATAGTTACGAATACGATCTAGTCAATCACGAAAAACGTATTAGAGATTGGTGGGAAGAATTTGAAAAAACATTTGAAGACTTTCAACAGATTTGGAAAGATATTAAACAACTAAAATACGACTTTAAACTAGTTGATTTCTTTGTTAATAACAAATACAAGTTCATAACTCCCGGAGAAGTTACATTTGTCAACGTAAGTGATGCATTTAATCATGTACCATATGTACATTATGCTAATGTTAAGTTTAGAGTTTCTAGAGAAAATAACTTAATTGTAACGCTTCAAAATATTGACAAAAATATTATATTGCATATTCCCACACGTATCGGTCATCTTTATAAACTGAATTTGTCCGATGGCGACGATTTAATTGTTGGAGCTGTTAAAGATTTCAACTTATGGGATATAAACCAATTTAATGCACCGCCGTGGCAGAAAGAAAACTGGAAAAGTCTATGTCCGTTAACACATCAAGTTAGGATATTGCAATGAGAGAGTATTTTCAATCAGAAGGCCGATATTTAAAATTAGATATAGAATTGCCTTACAAAGAAATGTGCAAAGAAGCATTTAGTTTGCTTGATAAGTTTTCTCCGCATCGAGGAGACGAATACTCACATAATGGTTGGGAGAGTTTAACTATTCACGGATTAGGATGGGATAAACACGAGAACTACGATACGTATGGTTATAAGCGTGGCAAGGATGCTAGTAATGATATGAAGTGGACAGAAATAGCAGACCTATGCCCTATAACAACTAAATGGCTTAAAGAAGTGTTTCCTTGTAAAAAATACGGGCGTGTTAGATTTATGTTATTACGAGCCGGCGGAGAAATTGCAATGCATAATGATTCCCCTAGCGGTATGAGATTAATAGAAAATATCAATGTTGCACTTAATAATCCCCAAGGGTGTAAATGGATATGGGGCGACGGCGAAGAACTAATTATGGAACCCGGTGGTGTGTATGCGATGAATTTAAGCTATGATCACAGCGTGATTAATAAAAGTAATGAAGATCGTATGCATATAATTATTGCTAGACACGACGGATTAGACGAATGGAAGTCATTAGTAAACAAAGCAGCTAGTAATCAAGGTATTACTGGCAGTTACATCGAGATTGACGAACTGCCTTAGTTGGTATAATCTTGATCTGGAAAATCGAACGCTCCCCTATGTAACAGACGTTGCTCTATGTTTTCAAAACGATGTCTCTTATGTATTCCTAAATTTTGTTCAGACATAACAACATCACCGTCGTTCCAGTTGTGATGGTAACAATATTTGTCCTGAATAGTGTGTAGCGATAACCAGGCTATCATCTCTTTACTTTGATCATCTGGTAGCTCTTTAATTTTTATAATTTGTAAAAATGGAAAAAATAAACCTTTTTGTCCTGCTATATTTTTTCTAACCATAACTGGATAATAATCAGACACTACAAGATCCTCCTCTTCGTCAGGATTTTCTGCATCGAACCCTGCTTCAAGCAGCACCTGTAAATGATAGTTTTCTATTTGATCTTTAACACTACTATCTAAGTCTTGATAAGATAGTATATTATTGTTCCAAGTTGTACAAGACCCGCTGGTTCCCCTAACACCGTATAACCAAACAATTGGCTTTCGATATTCTGCACCTGGTTCATTACAATGCCAAATCATTTCACTTGTGTGAGCTGCTATACCAGTAAGGCCGTGTTCATTTTTCTCGCCCGTTACTCTTAGGAATAGTCCTTCAGATTCAGGAATCTCACTACCAGTCATTTCACTTATAAAGTCTTGTGTGAATAGTTGTGGCTCTTTAAACATTCTAGCGATTCTGATTTCGTCTTGTATTGTTAACTGTTGGTTTTTAGCAACAACTAGTGTATTGCTAGCAATCAATTTAGAAATTTGATTTATGTCTTCCTGTGTAGCATTTTTAAAATCGAAATCTTTAAGTATAACAGTCCACCCGTTATTATGTAGTTCATAGTTTATCATTTGGTCCTTTTTCTAAAAGATCGTTCATCTCAACGTTAATTATTTTTTCAATACCCACTATAGGGATATTTATGGGAGATGCAAGTATGTATTGTATCATCTTGACAATTTCTACTGGATCCATACGATCTCGGCAGGCATTTTCATAGTCTTGAAAACCGCCAACAACTATGTGTGTTGTTTTAAAAAATTCTGTGCATAGATTTAAACTTGCTTCTCGAAGTTGTCGTTTTTCATCAGTATAATCGATGTCATGCCACTCCCATCTTTTATATTCTGCTATACTGCCTATGTTAAAGACGTGTCCTTGCATACCGGAGGCATGTGCTATTCTAAGAAGTTTTTCCTGTGTTCTATTTGCTATACGAGAAATATTTATAAAAACATCGTAGTTTAATATAATAGATTTAAAATAATCCAATCCTTCCTGTGTAAGAAGATCTACACCCATTGACTGTGATATACAAGTAGTATTTGGAAAATTTGCTACTACTTGTTTAGCAATGCCTTCATTATTAGGATTCCCAGTACATAATATTCGAAGATTATTTAATGACATCTGCAAGATCTTTTCCTGTAAATCTAAAGGATATAACTAATCTATTTTTATCACCTAGGTTAACAATTTGATGATAGTTTTCTATATTTAAAAAGTATGGAGAGTCTAGAGTTATTCTTCCTACCTCATTCTTATCATCATCATAAAACGCAGTGTATGTTGTTTTGCAATTTAATATAGGAATGTTTAATGCCCATGGAGATTTATCTTCATCTTTATGTAGATCCGAACCACCTTTACCTAAGTGATTAATTAAATGATAATGTGTAATATATTCTATATGTACTACAGAATTTAAAAATTCTTTTAATTTAGGCAATTCCGGAATGTCGTAAAAACAGGCTCCTGAATTTCTCGTACTTTCTAATGGAGAGTCGTCACTCCATTCATCGGGTGTCCTACTAAAGAAATTGTATTCAATTAGTTCATCTTGTATTTCTTTTAAATTATCAATTTCTATTCTTTTATACATTTTCATTTCTCAATTGCTGTCTAAATTCTTCAGTGAACTCTCCGTCCACTCTTAACATGTAAGTAGTTTGTGGACACGGATCGCTTCCATGATAATCGTGATCGTTGAAGTACACCGCTCTTGTTTTAAGGTAAGATCTTTCGGTAGTTCCCGCACTTCTTATATAAAATGGTCTGTTAAGATCGGATCGTATGTACACAAATTCATGAATTGCTTTATCTCCCGGCCACTCAGGATCACTGTGTTCTATTGATGTTCCCCCACCTTCAACAATGAGAAAATATGCACTTTTAATTTTTGTAAATATTGTTAGGTTGTTAATCCATTCAATGGTGGATAAAAAGTTAATAGATTGAAAGTCATCTTCTTGACTTATTACTTGATATACTTTGTAAGGATTATGTGCGCCAAGTGCATAAGTTATGTAAAGGATAAGATCATTTTCATTCTCAAACTTAGACCCTGCAACTTTAATAGGATGGTCAACTGGAAATAGCTTATACTGATCATACAAATACCAAACCGGCTTCAATCCGTTTTTATAAAGATCTAAGTTAACAAATGGCTTATTAGGTTCGTACAAATCTAGGTACCCTAAACTAACGACATCTTTTGCAATTACAAATCCGCTACATATATCCGGATGTATAGCATCAAATTTATCCATATCTACATATTTCTCTACATCGATATAATGTCTATTGTATATCATTATTCGAGTATCCTTCGTTTGAAATCATCAGAGAATCTGCCATTTATTCTCAACGTATATGTAGGACGATTAATAGGGTCTCCGCCGTGCCATTCTCTTTCATCCCACCAGGCCACTCGTGTGGTTATATACGTGCGAATATTTGTCAACGGATCAAGTACATAGAACGGCCTATCTAAATCAGTTTTTATATGAATAAATTCCGGCCTCCATTCTTCCTCGTCTTCTTCATCTGTTTCAGGATCAAAGTGTTCCCAAGGGACCCCGCCAGCTTCTAAAGTCATTAGTGTTGCACTGTGTAAACTTTTGAATATTCCAGACGTTTCAAAATTAAGAATCCAGTTTACTAGATTAGGGAAATGCTCGTTGAGTTCACCTACGCCGTTGTTTTGAAAATCAACGTCGAGTATTTTATATATGGAATATAAATCATATCCGCCAAATGCAAATTTTAAATAGGCAGTTAGTTGATTGTAGTTTAGATCTTTGCCAGATATTTTTAATGGGTCAGTATCCGGTAGGCTATTCCACAAGGAATATATTTCGTACAATGGATTAACTTTGTACCCCTGACTACAAGGATTGATAGAACCTGGATTGATTATCTGGTTTCCGTCGATACTGAGAGATTTAGCAGTAGCAATTCCTTTACATATTTCTGGGTGCAGAGAATCAAATTCTGTTAGGTCTACGTGCTTTGCTAAGTCTATGTAAAGGCGATTATTGATCATGACTATATTTATGAATATATAGTCATGATTAAAATTTAATTGCGTTAGCTTAGATTAACCCATTGCGGTGTTGTTCCGCTTGTGTTTTGATAACCCTGGAACGTATTAGTTGTAGTGTTATAAATCATCATTCCAAACGCTGGAGTTAATAGATCTCTCGCGACTGAAGTATACGAACCAGTTTGAACAATTGGAGCAATGAACGCACCGGTTTTGTTGAAACTAAATTGTCCTGATCCTGTTGCTAAATCATCGGTCCCGTTTCCTAACACTACTCTCATAGTTGTTGGTATTGATGTAGCACCGTTAGTTATTGTACCTTCTGTGGTAAATGCAAGTGCAGCAGCCTCAACAAATCCAACGCCGTTATGAGCTTGAACGGAATGTATATATAGTGGTCCATTTTCTAAGACTTTTAAGTTACTGTCATTAGCTGATGAAATAAGTACTTCAACTACCGCCGAAGTCTCAATGCCGTCCCCAAGGTCAGCTACTTTTCCATCGAATATAAGGTGATCTTCTACAGTGATGTTATTTCGAACTGCTATAGAACTAGCAATGTTTATTGTACTAGAGTCTGCAGAGGCAATTGACGAAGTAAAAACGTCACCGGATACAGTACCGCTTAGATTTCCAATAACATTACCAGTAACATTACCAGTAACATTACCAGTAACATTACCAACTAACGTACTTTGTAGAATAGGTAATGTTACTGTAACATCTGTTAAATCTAAAGTAGTTCCACCAGCCATTGTTAAGTTACTGTATATGTTAATGCCATCACCAGGAATAACATCTAACACAACAGTATTACCAGCCGTAGCTCTTGCAGTAATGGTAAATGCACCGTTTAGGTTAGTAGAGATATTAGTGAGGAATCCATTACCGGTTATATCACCAGTTACATTACCTATTACATCACCTGTTAAATCTCCAAATAAACCACCAGCAGCTCTTACCTCATAAGTTGACGAATTAACAATTAAACCACCGGCTATTGTACTATCAGCGCCAGCAATATTAATAGCGTAGTTTAATCCTTCAATAACACCGTCACCTGTGCCTGTACCTGTTCCTGTACCGATAGCGACTCCGCCAACTGTACTTCCTGCTGGAAGTTGTACAGCACTGCCCGAAGCTGTAATAACTGCATTGCCTAGATGTAGACTAGTACCACTTAGGTACAAATCTCTAAATTTTAATCCGGACGAGCCAATATCATATGCTGAATCAGTATCTGGTATAATATTACCCTTAACTGTTCCGTTTAAGTTAATGCTAGCACGGATAGCGTCAACTAACGGTTCTCCGCCTAAACTAGAATCATCTGGAAATACTGAACCTTCAAAAGCATCGGCTCTAATAGTTCCTGCATAATTTGAAAGTTCGATGTCTACTGTGGCATTAATATTGTTTCCGTCGTAAACAAAGGATATTCCGCCGGTGTGTGTACCGCCGGTAAACATTGCTCCGGCAATATTTTTTACACCAGGTTCTGTGAGATTTGCTACGGCGGTTCCGCCGAGAGTAGTACCGTTACCAATATACAGTGTTCCTGTATTGGTTACGTAAAGTAGCTCCCCGCTTGCTAAGGGCTCCACCATTGCTGTACGTTGCGTTTCAGTTCCGCGTCTAACCTGCAAAGGCATAAAATATTCTCCTACGATCTTTTTATCGTGTATTTATGCCAACTGCAGATAACTGTATTTTATTGATATTCGATATCAGCAGCTAATATATATCTATATTTTTCGCTTTGTACAATTCCCGGACGGTGCCATTGATTAGACGGATACATCAACCATGTAAAATCGCTGGGTTTTACAAAGAATTTTCCGGGCTGATCGATGCCGTTTGGAGCCATTTCTGTACCGCAATAGTCGCGATCTTTTACATCTTCAGGTATGTGCAAATAGAAGATTCCGCTCATCATTTTGCTGTTAGGGTTTTGCGGATGCCAATGATTGTGCCACAGCGTTTCTCGATCTTCGGCACCCTGGAGATTTGTCATAAAACTCCAGGCCATCATGTTGCTGACCTTTACTTCGCGGCCTAAGTACATGAACAGAGAAAATAAGAAGCTCATACGATACTTTAACCATACGGGCTCGGGTCTAGCAAAAATGTTTTCTTTGGTTTGGAATTTGGGAGAATTTTCGAAGTAATTTCCCGATGATACAATATCCTTTACTATTGATATTGCTTGTTGATTGTCGGCTTGCGTTATTGTAGAACTAAAATCAAATTTTCTAAATGTGTCGTTGCTATCTATAACTGTCATCATATTATATAAAATTAAATGCTATCGATATTCTAGACTCGTTGGTTTGACTCATTTCTACTTGATGCCTAATATAACTAGGAAAAGTTACCATTAGTCCTTTTCTAGGCTCTTGTATTATTCTTCCTATATTATTTTCGTTCGGAGAATATTCATAGATGTGTTTATGAAAATCATCGGGTCTTTCAAGTACTAAAGCACCCGAATTTGTTGGCGCAGTAATGTATAATACTGAAGAAATTAAACAGCCAGGATGAGTATGACTTGTATTGTAGCTGTATTTGTTGTTTACATTAAACCAGTAATTGCCCAATTTGGGTGTAGTTGTAATTCCTAAATCGTCATAGACCTGCTGGATTTCTTGTAGTACTTCTTTTGTTAACTCATTCATAAAAAGTTTACTTTGAGTAAACGGTTTACTTTGCCATCCATACCTATTACTGCGTTGCTCGGTAGAGGGATTATGGTCTTTAAAATCTAAAATAGATCGTTCTATTTGATCAAGCGGAGTAGTTAAATCTGAAAAGTAAATGGAGGTAAAAAAAGGTGTAGACTTTTGCATACTGCCTTGACTATTATGGAGCGGAGTGAGAGAATCGAACTCTCGACCGAAGATTGGAAATCTGCTGTTTTGCCATTAAACTAACCCCGCACTAACTTAAATCAATCCTTCCGATTGCAATGTATTTACAACATCGTCACTTAGGGGAATCTCAGTTTTGATATTTGCTTCAAGAACTTCGTCGTTAAGTGATTGCTTTTGCTTCTTGAGGTTTTGAATCTCAGCCTTAGCCTGTTTGATCTGCTCTTGATCAACTACGCTAGTAGACACACTATCTTCACGACCATAAAGGCTTGCTCGACTGTCTTCTTTACGTTCACGAATTTTTGACAGCTTGCCCATAATTACAGGCATGTCTAGTACCTCTTTGGCACTAGCAATTTGTTCCAACTGAACAATACGCTTGTCTACAAATGCTGCCTTTGCCAAAGCTAGATCAATACCCGAGGCATTATTAGCAGTACCTACCAACCCTCGGATATTATAAAGGGCCAATAGCAATCGTTGACGCCGGCTGTCATTCTCAAACAATTTTGAGTTTGCGGCAGCTAGGGTAGTTAACGGTTCTTGAAACTCATTGATCTCAATAGAAGTGCTAATGTCAATGTTTCGGATAGCTTCATTGATAGCGTTTTGAATAGCGTTAGCTTTACGTAACGAAATTTTCATATTACATGCGTCCTTTTAAATTCTTCTTTGTCATCTTTTCTAAAAATTCTTTTTTTGTGTACAACCCTGCTTCGATTTCTCTTAGGGCTGTTACAATGGTTGTAGCATCAGTGTGCTCGAGTCGAGCCTTGGAGCCATTTTTTAACTCTCTTGCTCTCTGGCTAGCAATAAGTACTAGATCAAATCTACCACCAACCATCTCAGCTGCAAGTTCCGATGTAAATCGTGCCATTTATTTTCCTTTTATTTTTAACATAACGGGTCAACGAAAGGTCAAGTAATAGACCGGACAATAGACAATGAAGAGTTGTAGTCTTCGTTGACAATGTGCAAAGTACAATACACAGAGGTCTATATATTTCCGATTAACAAATGACATTCTATTAGGGTCGGATCACATAAACACGGTCCAGTTTCAAGTTGGATTGTAAGTTCGGAGTAAGCATGAAGCTCACACCTTTGTGTCTATCCTCATCTACCTTTCATCTCACCGGTTAAGTTATTTCTAACCTAACAAACTTATTATACAACACTTATCTCGCAAAGTCAACCTTTATTTGCAAATATAAATTAACTTGTTATATGGCGGAATGACTGGGACTCGAACCCAGAAAGCGGCTTTCACCACTCGACGGATTAGCAATCCGCTCCAATACCATTATGGGACCATTCCAATTATTCTGGTGCGCAAGGAGAGACTCGAACTCTCAATCCTTTCGGCAGT